AGTGCATCAGAGTAGTACGAAGAAGCACTAGTCTTAGCATCAGCAGATGAATCACCCAGCGTGAACCCACACAGAGCGATACGGTTATTGTTCGCAGCATGAGTACGAAGCGCATTCCAAACCGCTGAACCAGTATATCCCGGAGCCGCAACAGCACCGTCCTTAAGATTTACACTAAAGCAAGTCGTTACATCCGGATCGGAATCAAACGTTCCGTCCAACGCATCCACAATATGATCTGCCGTAACAGCCGAACCATCTAGACCACCAGAAAAGTTCGTGTCAGCAAGCGAATCAGGATCGTTGCTAGAAGTCGTCTCATCCGAAGCCGTCACAAGATGCTTCACAATAGAAGTATTGATAACATTGACAGCATCATCAACATCCAGAAGATCACGAGTAGACAGAAGAAGTTCACCATCTAGTGAAATCTTAAGCCGGAAATAACCGGAAAGAATGTTGCTATCATCGCTGTTGTTCTCAACAGCGACCGAAAGATTATTGCCCCAAGTACCAACATTCTTAGAAGTCAGCGTCATAGTAGCAGAACCACTAGAATCAGTCAAGTCGATCGTAGCAGTCTTTGCCTTAACAAGTACATCGGTATCATCATAGTTGTAAACACGGAAAACATAGCAACGAGAGCCGCCCTCATCAAAGAACGTCTTCACGTGGGAATACAGATTCCCGGACTGATAGTTACCGTAGTAGGTTGTGTAGTCGCTGAAACTACGAAGAAGCGTCGGCTCAGTCGTTGATCCACGCTCTGCGGTGCCAACCATGAACACCTGCCCTGCCACTTCATTATTAGTGCCAGCGGGACCGGTACGCACTGTAGTGGTGACATTAACTCCCGGCATAATTGCCTCCATATTCTTGTAGATACAATACTAGTATTGAACTGCCCTGCGGGGTACGCAAAGGGTACGCTCTCAAATATTAGTTTACCACCAAAAATGACGGAACTAATGAAACTTTGTGCCAGATGTCAATATAGCTTTAATCTTTTTTGATGGGACCGAACTTTTCTTCAAGCCGCCTACGAACGTTTCTCGCTTCAAGTTCGACCATTTCATCGAACGACATTTCGGTCTCACGTTCAGCTTTCAACATGTCCCAATACTCGTCACGTTCTTTAAGGCGAGGATTGTACACGCCAGTATATTTTTCAGCAAATTTAGACATAATCAGTTACCTTTCCTTACTCGTATTTTACAACATTTCGAACTAATCAGCAAGGCAACCGGCACCTATTTGATGTCATCAATCGAAGCAGCGGGGTCGCTGAGTAAAGAATTCTTTTTGTCAGGCTTACCCTCCCAAAACTCCGGACGCCGATGCGAATAATCTAACATCCTAGCAATCTCTGGATCCCTTAATACATCCTCAGCTAATCTTCTTTTTTTAGGCTCTGCCATTTGTATTCCTATCTGTCTGTATCTAAATCATCAGGAGCGTCGCTTGATAAGTAATCAAACACATCATCTTCTGACAATCTAAAAGTACTTTCTCTTCTGTCAATGATAAAGTTACCAGAAGGTTCTCGGTGAAGATTCAAAAAATCGTCTCCCAACATGTTAACACGCCGTGAGCTACCTCCAAGAACAACAACTTCTTGCTCGACAGAAACACCAAACCGGAAAGATTCTCTGTGAGCGTCGCTAGCAAACCCAAATATTAACTCAGCAGGCACAACATCATGCAACAAAACATGCTCAGGCATTCCAAGACGTTCACCGCTATCTTCAATCTTTTTAATTTCATCTTTAGCGGTTTCGTATTTATTACCTAAAAACAGAAGAGCCGTTTCTAACCTACTAGTCCACGACTGTAGACCACGTGTCGTAGGTACGCCACGAGAAGTCATCGTGCCACGAGGAACTTCGGACGACCTTGACCTCGGAATAAACAAACCTCGATACAAGTTCACTTCTCTAATATCATTATCTTGCAAATACTGCTGTGTTGCAGAATACTGGCTTCTCGCCCAAGCGTCAACAAACGGTGTAAGAGCCTCTTGTAGATTTCGGATACTTTCAAAATCGGAAGGTGGTTCTCGTCGTTCATGCTGTATAGAAACCCCAAACTCATCTCCTAAAACTGTCTCAACACGTTCCGACAAAAAGTCCCAGTGAAACACTTCACTTCTTGATAATCCCCAATGATACCCAATAGCACGTCGTAATCGTAGCGCAAGATCTTCTTCGGCTTTACGTAGCCGCTGCTGCTGTTCCTCACGGGCATCCCCGAGTTCTGTTTTGATAGCAATCAAATCATCTAATGCCTCTAACACTTTAAATGTTTCTTCTTCTCTAAGGGTGCCTCGCTCTGCTTCTGCATACAGCGGGCTGCCTTCATCTTCCACCGCTGCCTGTAAAGCTTCCCGCAACGGCACAAGATCCTCTTCAGTAGACGCCTCAGCTACAATACGATTCAAAGATTTTTGATCCTCACGCAGGCCCTCACCATCAAGCGCACTAATGCTCGTAGGAGGCTGAGTAAAAGTGTCTAGGCTATCAGCTGTAGCTAAACGTTCCCTGTCCCATTCTGTAGGAGAATCAGGCCCTGGAGGAAGACCAAAGTTAGGGTCAATGTCATCACTCGAACGAGCCATAAACGAAACAACTTCATCCCCAGCATCATCCAAATCATCAATCGTAGCAGCAGCATCAGCAGCTACTGCGTCGATAGACTGTCCGGCTCGTTCTGCTGCACGCTGGGCTTTGATAGCAGCAACTTCACTCTCAGGCGTAAGATCCGTAAGCACCTCACGAGCGTGCCTAGCCCTAGAGCCTTCACGACCATCAATCGAAGCAATAATCTCGTCTGTTACAAAGTTTCCAAAAATCTGAGCTTCAATATAGTCATGGAAGTACGGCCTAATTTTTTCTTCTTCCGCCAAATTCTCTGCCATTTGCGAATTGCTTAAGAATCTTGAATCATGCCCACGAATAGCCATAGCTAACAGCTTCTGACCTCTATTTGAACCATTCGGATTTGACTCAGCTCTGCCCGCAAGATTCAACAGTTGCTGATCGGTCATAGTCGGGCGATACCCCACCGGCCTTCCAGCACCATTGATAGTGTCGCCTTCTGTAAACGATGAACGCCACATAACTTTCGGATCAAGAAGCATCATATCTCTACCCCAACTGCTACCCCTCAGTTGCTCAAGCTCATTCTTAACTACATCAAATCCAAAAACTTTTGGGCCGTATTTCTCGATAATTTTTGCATTAACGGCATCAGCAACAATTTGCATAGCCTCCTCATCCGGCAAATCCTGAGAGCTTGCTACATCCGGATACAACTCTCCCAGAGTTTCACGAGATAATTCCAGAACGTCGTCTAGATATTCTTTCTTGATACCACTCATCCCAAGACCTTTTGCAATACCATCAGCGTCGTATTTAATTACAGCACCTTCACCGTCCAACGCATTTTTACGTGCTTCACGACGCGCCGCACCAGACACAATATATCCGTAAACCGGACGCAAATGCCCAGGCACGTCAGTATGTAAACCCATTAATGCCGCTTCCGATTCTGTCCTAACCCGAGCACCGCCAGTTTTCCACCTATCATCACCAGAGCGAAGAAGCCCACGCTCCTCAGCAGCAAGAGCATTTAAATAAGCCCCGGCGTCTTCAATTCTCTCCAATTTACCGCCTGCATTAACAGCGATAGTAGTGTCGGGATCATCAAAAATATCACGCATAAAATCAATCAGAAGTTGTTTAGCTTCCTCAGGAGAAACAGACTCATATGCTTCAATTGTCGCCTCTAGCTCAGCAATCCGCCTATCAATCTCAAATTTACCAAACTCGCTCTCAGGGGTCTCATTCTTCCAAAATTCTAGATTTTCCTTTGCCCCTTTTAAACCAGAATCCAACATGTCTGCGATTTGAGCAGTATCTACAGGCTTAGACCTATGCCTATACGGCTCGTCATCATTAGGACCCCTCTGCATGATAGCATCATATTTACCTTTCATCTCATCAGCAGACAAACCATCCATACCTGCAAGATCCAAACCATACGTGGCAAGCTCTTCCAAAATACGGGCATTACTCGCCATGATAGGATCATCCGCCGTAGCAGCATCCATCTCGCCCGCATCAGCAAACCCCAACTGGCGGGCAATATCGTCACGAGTCACCGGATCAGGAACATATGCACCATCCACCCCATCAAAAAACTCACGCCTAACAGGAATAGCGCCCACACGAAGACTCTCAACAGTGTCATCAATATCATCAACCGAAGCCGAAACATCAGACGCAACGTCACGCAACGCACTATCTAAACCAGCCTGCGCCGCCCCCACAGCATCATCAATATCAGACAACGACGCAGCAGCGTCAGCAAACGCAGCACGCAAAACATCCCCAGACCCATCAGAACCCTCATAAATTCTCGAAAAAGCCGGAGTCATACCATCAATCAAAATCTCAGAATTCGGGAACGGAATACCCTTCGCATCCAAACGAGCCAACTCGGCATAAACCTCAGAAATAAGCCGCCAACGCTCCTCCTTCAACGCCACCACAGGATCAACAGAATCAACAGGCTTCTTAACCCGAGCAGCATACAACTGAACCAGCTTACGACGAGCAGCCTCATCCCGGTCAGTACCAGTCACACCCAACAACTCGCCCAAATAAGCAAACTCGTGCATCCGCAAATCAGCCTTATCCACGCCCTCAAAATACTCCAACAAGAACGGTGTAGACAACGTAAGCCACTCATCAAACGCCGCAGCCATCTCCGGAGAAGACAACAACGAAGCCGCAGCCTGAGGATCCTTACCTGCCTTAGCCAAAAGGAAATCAACCCTATGGAAACCCTCGTGAATAATAATGTCATCTACCCACGCCTGCGAAGGACGGAAAAACGCATCAAACTCTTCAGGAGAAGTAGCACCAGCCTTAGCAAGACGGGTAGCTAAATCTTTCTGATTAATGTTGAACGACGCATCTTTCCAATCCAAAGCAGCCGGATGAATATAGATCACACCGCCCTGCCCATGAACATACTTACCGCCACCGTAAGGTGCATCGAAAGAAACCATAACTTTCTCAGGACGAACTTCAGGGCTTAACTTGTCTGTAGCAGCATGAATTTGCGCAACAATACTTGGATGATCTACCTGCAGATAAGACGGCCAGCCGTCGGAAGAACTAGTGTGAGCAACGACAGCTATGTCTTTACCTTTATCAAGATCAGCGGCTTCTTGGAGCAGAATTTCAATCTCGTTCTTTAAGAAAGCGATAGCCTCGGGATTAGCGTCCGGATCTGCTTCTAACTCAAGTAGCAAATCACGGCGAGATTTCAACCCTGCTCTAACTTCCATTGTTTTAAACGTGGAGACAAACTTTCCAGGCAGCTCTCCTGATCTAGCAGTTAGGAGCTTTGCGGTGCCTCCTGTTTCTGGAAGGTCTGTTCCGGTGGCGGCGGCTGCACGGTTTAAAGCTGATCTGGTTGCTTGTTCAATGTTTTCTTCAACGAATGCGGATGTTGGGAGGAATTGTCCGGAGTAGCTTTCTATTTGTTGCTGAACTTCAGCGGGTATGGCTACGTCTAGGATGTCTCTCACGCCTTCTGATGCTGATTCGATTTCGCTGGTGTGAAACCCGCCGAACGTCATGGTTTCTATGTATCCAGCAGTGTAGCTGACTCCCATAGTAAACTCAGATACTTTTGTGTGACCGTGCAAACCACGGGAAGCGACTGCCAACTCTCTGTCAAGATCGCCTTCTTCCCTTGCTTTCCATACCTCGCTGTGTGCACCACGGCTGCGACCTAAAACGGCAGGATCAAGTCCCATAACAGCAGCTACAAAAAAGTTACCAAGAATATGTTTTGTCATTCCTGGGGTCCCGCCATCAAAACCACCTGTTGAGAACTCAGGAGTAGCTGTGCCGCGTCCAAATAGCGCATTCCGAAGCTGCTGATCAGACAAAGGAGAACCATCAGGATTCTGCATGAGAGATGTCATCGCAAACTCATTAAAACTGTCTCCTTCTGTAAAACGGCTTTTAGCGTTCACAGAAGGCTTCAAAACAACAACGTCATCAGCGTAAGCCTCAATACCTACTGATGCTTGCGAAATCCGAGCGTTTTCAAAAAACGCATGTTGCTCAGGAGTCGCATTAGCAGGATCGTAAGGTACACCAAATTCTTCGACATATTTCTCTTCAGCCTCACGTCGGGCCGCTCTCATTCTAGCCCCAGGAATTAGAAACCCTGAAGATGGGGCAAGGTCAGCTCGTGTGTCTTTATCGTTAGGCATTTGAAGCATACCTGTTTCATAAACAACACGAGCAGCATCGTAGTCGTCACTACGAGAAGCTGAAAGTTTTGAGTGTGTAGTAAGATACCGCCCATAGTTTTTTAGCCCTTTAGCGCCCTCAGGACTTATCATGACACCAATACGAGTATCGGGGTCTTCCATCACTGCTCGGGCGTAATTTAAAACAAGAGTTTCAACTTCTTCAGGACTCATGGCTTCGACAGCTCTTACCCGTTCAGTAATTATAGCCCTAACTTCTTTACTAAATGAATTTGGCAGAATCCTATCAGCCTCTGCAATAAACGCTCTAGTTACACGGGCCACATCCTCAGAAGTAACATCTTTCGGAATTTGCTGACCAACACCAAATCTGCCATTATTTCTTTTCAAAAAGACGTTACCACTACTAGCCCGAGTAGCTCTATCTACCTTATATGCTGCTTCTGCGATCTCCGTCTTTAAATCACGGACAGTATCGTCAAAAAAATCATAACCATACCTTGCGGCTGTTTCCATTCTGTCTAAATGTAAGGAAAGCGCCGGATCGGTCCAAGCAGCCTCCCTAGCTTCTTCCCAACTAGAAAAACCAACTCGTTGCGCCAACTCTGTTCGTGTCACATATTTAGGAGGATCGGTCAACACCTTCCTCCGATAATCTACAATCAGCCGCAACTGAACCGTCTCTCTATGAGTTGATTCATTTTTATTAGCCAGCTGAGCAGCGTAAAAAAACAACTGCTTTAAATCCTGAGGACGGTCTCGTTCATCTATAAACTTAGTGTTACGAACAAGTTCGGCAACTGCCTCAAGAACCTCTTCAGGAACGTCGTCTGCAGAAGCATACAAATTATTAACAACACCGCCCTCGTCTGGAAACGAAAAACCAGTTATTGCTGCAAGTTTATCAGCAAACGCCTCACGCTCAAGAACCTCAGCAAGCATCTGCTCATACTCCCGCCTGTCACGAAAAGCAATGGAATCAATTTTTAATTCCTCACCTCTAATGCTAGCCCCTCCAGCATATTTACTTCTCGTGGCATATATTCTCTCTCCACGAGACTCGTAATAATCTGGATGATCCGCCGTATTCTGACGACGGATTCTAAGAATCTCCTCCACATCTTCCGCAACCAAAACATCAATAGAAGAAGACTCAGGAACATCAGCAACCTCAGCGACCTCATCTAAAGCTTTATCTACTGCTTCGACCTGTGCAACAATCTGATCCACCCTCTCTTCCTGCACCTCAGCCTCGACCGCCTCCTCCATAGAAGGAACAATACGCTCCTCCTCATAACGACGTTCATTATCACGCTTTTTACGGCCCCACCGATCACGAACCCTTAATATAGAACGCTTAGCTGCCGCATCCTCATCAGCAGAAACACTCGCAGGCCGAAACAGGTTCTCATACGGCAACGGCGGAGGAGGCGGCGGTTCCTGCACAACCGGGCTATCTCTGGGAATGTTCTCAAATGGATCAGAAGGAACTTCACGAGGCGGAGGCGGCTTCGGAGGAGAATCCAACGTACCACGAGACTCACCCAAAGTGGGTCGTGGAGGAGGCGGAGGCGCTGAAGGGCGCGTAGCTTCCGCAATAGAAGTAGGACGAGGAGGCGGAGGAGCTACACCAACAGTACCCTCGGATTCTCGCAGTGTCGGTTTCGGACGAGGAGGAGGCGGTGCAATCGTACCAACCCGATCACCAATAGTGCCAGCTCGATCACCAATCACACCAGCCTGCGCCCCAACAGACGACGAATCAAACCTAAACCCATCACCCGGTCTATACTCACGCCCATTATAAACAATACGAACATCACTACGAAGAGGCGCTCTACCAGTCTGATCCCAAACACGGCCCGTCAAATAAATAATATCAGCACCCTTAGGGCGCTCCCAAATCGTGCCCTCCTGCACAATCTGGTCAAGGTCAGCGTCACGAGGAGACGGATTAAAAGGTACAACCCTAGGTGCTCTAGCCATAATCTCTATTATACCCCCACGCCACAGCCACAGCCACGAACACTAAGCAGACGGCGTGACCTCTAACGAACTCGCAGAATACGCACCAGTACCACCATCATTCAACGCAGCAACACGGAACTTGTAACCAGTACCATTCGTCAAACCAGTTACCCGGTAGAACCCATCCACCGAATCAGTATCAGCCACAACAGTAGACCACGTAGAACCATCATCAGTACTCTGCTGAATAGTGTAACCAGAAATATCGTAAACACCACCATTCCACGTGGACTCAACCCAAGACAACGTAGCTTCAGTATCGCCCGCCACAGCCACAACATTCAAAGGAGCGTTCGGGGTCACAGCAATACGGCTCAAAGTATGATCAGTGCTCTGAACTGTTCCCAAAGCATCATGCGTGATAGTTTCTTCCAAAGCAAGCTCATAGCTGATAAAAGCGCCCGCAAGCAAACGCTCACCCTTAATCAGAGACAGTTCAGAAAACTGTTCCTCCATAGACGCTTCATCTATCTTGGGAGAGCACGGAACTGTAGAGTCGTATGCGGACAGCGAAGGACCATCCATCAACGCTTCACGAACAACTGTCGTTAAGTTATCTCGCTGGTCCGTAACGATTTGAGGACCAGCGTCTCTAACCCAAACATAGGTACGCATCTCATACGTCACTCGAATGTCAGGGTCAGACGCAGAAGTATACCCCTGCCGTTCAATAGCCTGCGTGCTCATCACAACAGTAATAATTGTGGGCCAACGATCCAACTGGAATGGTTCGTGGCTAGCATACAACCTAGGTTCAGGCAGTTGACTTGCGCTCAGGTTCCAATGGTTCCTGTAAGCAACCAGCCTAGAAGGTAAATCTGCTGCTAAATAATTTGACACGAACTGCTTCGCCATCCGGCTACCGCTCATCATAATACATAACCTCTTTAACGATCTCTAGTTAACTTACCGCCATCAATGTAGCTTGCTTCATCAAAAGATGTTTTGAGCCACCCGATAGGCACGCTGCCTCGCAAACCAGACTTTTTAACAAATGTGTAAACCTGCCCAGGACGCTTATATCCGTAGATAATTCTTTCCATAGCTAAAGCCCCCACTGTAAGTTTCAGAGACTTAGGATACATGTGAGTAATAACACCTACTGGCCCTACGAAGTCAAATGGAATAAGTACACGCTGCGGAACACCGTCACCAAACTGATGATACTTTGCGTATTCAATATCTGTACCAAACTGCATGCGGAACCTACCAGAACGTCTAACCGCCCCCCGTGAATTGTCTTTTGTTAAAGAATCCCGCAACGCACCATTTCGAACCAAAACACCTTTCCTACCATAACCTTCAGATGTTTTCCAAGCAACCGTTCTAGGCTCTAGAGGCTTCCACGTCCCATACGCATTCGTTTTGAACCGGTTACTCATATCGGCTTGAAGCTTTTTCTGAGTCCACTGAAAAACATTATTAAAACCAGCAGCACCCCTACGCTTCATCGCAGTCAAGTGCTTAAGCGTAGAATAAGGTTTTACCTTAACCTTTACTTTTTTAATCATCCTAGGCAACCCTTACACGACGATACTTCCGAAGAGTAAACAACTCCCTGTCAGAAAAACCAGTCTCCAACGGTGCAACATTCCTCGTCGTCAAATCCTTCAAACCAACCACATCATCATGCATATTCTGCATCTCACGAGTAGCCGCACGCAACATCAAAATCTTAAACGCCTTAATATTCGGACCATCCAACCCAGCCGTATACGTCACCTCAATACGATCATTCGCAAACGCATTAAACAAATCAATACCATAATCCCGAGTCACAAAATCACGCTCCGCAACCTGAGCCGTCGCCGTAGCAGACGCAGAAGCAGGCGTAATCGAAACAGAAGACACCGAAACAACCGGACTATTATCCAAATACAACGTATACATAGGCGTATAAATAATGCCCGGAGAAGTCAACGTGGAAGCAGGATCAGTAGTGTAATTGTAATAGTACTGCTGGTTTACGACACCCCTGCCCACATCAGGAACACGATACGTTTCCGTAAACTCTGTCTGCTCAACAGGGCGACGCAAATACGCCTCTAACTCAGACTGCAAGCCTTCAATAATAAACTCGGCAGCGTCTTCCTGAGTGTTCGTGAGCGTAATGTCCATATAGGTGGTAATATCAGAGACTGTAATAAGAGCCATCGCTACCTACCCCCTTTAGAACGGCTCGCCAGACGGCGGTGAAGGATTCCTGCGGCGTCTAGCTGGAGGCTTAGCTTCTGCCCTGCGAGCCTTAGCACGGTCTGTGAGCTTATCCCACCTTGTCCGAATCTTGGCAGAAAGTTCATCAACGCCAAGATAGGTTAGATCTTGGTTTCTAAGAGCGCCGTTAGCCCTTCGCCGTGCATCAGCACGAGCATCTAGCAGTGTCTGGGCAGTATCCCTAATCACCATCTGCGCAGAGTTCGGCCTATCCATGCCATTAATCTTCTTAATAGCATCTCTAAGCTTTCTATCAGAAAGACGCGTCATATCGTCATCGGAAGGAATTTTTACACCATCTAGCAGCAGTGCCATAACAGCCCCAATCAAAAAAAACAATACTGGTACTATGATACCGTATCCGGCAACGGCATTAATCCTAATCTGCCATTTGCTTCAAAAAGCTCCCGTCCAAAAGCATCAAACCAATCGTGGAATAGCCAACAATGTCCAGATAAGTGTCTTCCACCGCCTCATTCTCTGGCAGACGGCCAGAATCCAGCAGATTCTCCAAACGTGCAACCTTGTCGTGGAGACGGACAATCAGACCACGATGCCCGAACCTAAGAATGTTCTCGGAACCATAATCTCGCTGCTTATTGCAGAGCGTTTGCCACACAAAATCCTTGTCTAGCGAAATATCAGCATGCTTGGTCATCACCGCTAGCTGAAACCAAACCTCAGGATCAACCAACTCCTTATTGCCGACAAAATACGTCTCAATAAGCGAATCAATATACTCCCGAATGTCTTCCACCGTAGTGACCTGAGCCGACTCGGCCTCCCACACGCTGTCAATATGTGTCAACGCATGATCTTCCCACGTCAACAAATCGTCAATTACCGTCATGACTTCGCACCCTTCGACATGCTCAGCTTAAGTGAAAACAGAATCCAAAGAATAGATGAAACTAGAAAAGCGTCCGTGTAACCTATGCCGGGTCGGAACGCCATCAAGTTAGGCCACGCAGAATTAGCAATGCTGTTCAAAAACATCAGGCTCAAAGCGCCCGTGCCTGCAAGAAAAGCAAAACCAAAAATACTCTGCAAAACCGTGATAAGCACAGCCTGCTTGACTACCTGCTGAACATTCTCTTCCAACTCTGTCGAAAGCTTACCGGTGAACCGGCTCCAATCTTCAGCGCCTTGCCTATTTACCATTTTCATATTCCTTTACTATCTGATGAACCCGCTGACGGGACAACCTATACCGAGCACCGATCTTAGCTAACGTCTCACCGTTAGAGTACTCGCTATAAATCTGACTGTTTCTTTCTGCAATAAAATCCTTCGACTTCGGTCCCGGTCTGACAGGACCCCACGTCCAAGAAGAAAGACTTTCTAACAACTGAATCCGGTTAGCAGCCAATGCGTTCTGCTTGTATCTGGTCCGCATATAACTAACCCAATTGCCCAAACTGATACATTCCCCCGAGTCTAAAAACTCTACGTGATCTGTAGGCACGATAGCGTCACCATAGCGTTTCTCATATGCGCATAGGGCCTCGTAATGCTTATGCCATCGCTGTTCATGCCTCATAGTGGTATCTTAGTAAAGCCCCGACACCATGTCAAGTAAACCCTATAAACTAACTATGCCAATCATCCGGGTACCCGTTGGGTCGTGGCTTATATAGGCTAGCGTTAGCTACCTCACCGGCCAAAGACTTAATAGTCTTGTACGCCTCTTGACTACCAACCCGTTCAGACCAATCCACGATATCTTCCCCAACAAACATCTCAATAGCTTCCCAACACCTAATAAAGTTAGCTCTCTTGTTAGCGGGTATGTTATCTAACAGTTCATCAAAATTATTAGAAAGATTACGTTCGGGCATCAAACCAACAAAGACTGCAATCGCTGCAGGCAAAGAAAGCCGCTTCTCATCATCAATCGGAACAGTCTCCGCTAAGCCATGCTTACAACAAGCTGCAACCATAAGCAACTCATGCTGCACACCATTAAGCCTCAAATCCCTCAAAGAAGTCATATCCATATCATAACGTAAAAAGCGGGGTTCAGTCAAACTGACCAAACCCCGCCCTAGACGTGCGATTGCTTTTACGGCTACCGGCACGTTAGCCGATAATCACAATCTCCTCCTTCGGGGTTAGTCAAATTTGCCGGTACACAAATACTTTAACTTCCCAAATTACGCCAGATTGCAACTTTGCGTATTATAATATCCCGTTATCGTACAGGACACGCACCAGTGGCACACTCAGCATCGAACTCTTCATCCGACATGATCGTGGAACCTGAAAGCTTCTCACCAAGCTGTGACGTAGTGCTGAGCACATGCTCGTACTCTTCCTTCGTCAACTCGCCCATCGGGGCCTGATCGAAACCATGCTCGCTGTGCAACAAGAACGAAACAGACTTCATCTCGCTCCAATGCTCCGCAAGGTACTCACGGATACCATCAAGTTCTTCGCTCTTGTAGTAGACAGTCACCGAAATGGCGTTGTCTGCCCACACCTTCTGGAGACGACGAACGAGATCCATCTGCTCAATCGCAGTCATGTCCTTAGCTTCGATCGTCCCGTCAGGGAACGCACACGGGAACTCTACAACAACAGTCCGGTCATCTTCTGAGCCATCAAAGTTGCGGAGAGGCTCAACGTAGAAGCCCTTCGACTTGCAGTAGTTGACAAGAACGTCGGTGGAAGCCATACGCATACGCTTCACAAAGTACTGGCTAAAGCCGGGGTGAACGCCAGGGGTCACACCCGGGAGAAGGCTCAGCGTGCCAGAAGGCTTGATCGTGGTAAGGCGTACAGACTCGGGCCAGCCACGCTCTTCTGACCACTCGGCATCAAACTCACGCAGAGCGACATAGGTTTCGTCCAGCCAATCAATCTTTTCCATGGCCTGCGCCACGCCAGTGATACCTAGGCCGAGACGCATGTTTGTTGACGTGATCTTGTCTGAAGCCGGATCAAGGTAAGACAGCGCCGCTGTCGCCTTCTGGACCTTGTAAAGCAGCTGTGCTACGTCCTGAAGCTCTTCCTCGCAGCAAATCATCGGTAAGAAAATCTCAGACAAGTTACAAGACTCACGGTTAGCCAACGGGATTTCAGCGCAAGGGTTAACGCCTACAATCGACGGATCGGGACGCTCTTCGCCCATACGTCCAAACTGGCGTGAAGCTTCGAGGTTGAAGAACCCGTACGGCTCACCGTTGCCCTTGTATCCTTCCCAGATAAGCTCCGGCATGTCCTTCATCTGTTCCGGAGAAACAAAAACAGTGTTGTTGGACATGGCTCGCTCAATCGGAATCTCGCCAAGGTCCCAACGCTTCGCCATCAGGTAATCTTCATCGTCAAGACGGCCAACAGCAATTTCAGCGCTGCGGCGAACGTTACCGGCAACAACGATAGAGCCGATGATGTTCATGCAGTCAAGAACCTCAACTGAAGTCATCGTGCGGCCAACAGCGCCGTCAAGGACAGCACAAATCTTCTCAATACCTGAAACGAGAATCTCGGGACCCGAAGCAGTGCCGCCAAACGTCTTAATCGGAACACCAGCCTTGCGGATCAGGTGAGTAGCGTACGTCATCTTGCGGGGATTGTCGTCGTCACCCAAGTAGCACTCAAAGACCTTCCGTACCGCTTCACCCCAACCCTCACGGGTATCAGGCACTATGAAATCAGAATCGTCAGCGTCATGATGCTCAACCCACGCTGAACGCACAACACCCAAACGCTCAGGCTTATCGCAAGAGAAGCCCACACCGCCGCCAAGCATCAGCCGCTCTACGGCCCAAGAGAAATCCGTGGGCTTCTGAACATCAACAAACCAGCAGTTAACCAGACTGTCGCCACCCAGACGCTTGTTGTTCGGGGTGCCCATCTGCCAAAGCATGCGGCCAGCAACGGAAGCCTTCAAGTTGAACAGGTAGTCATAGAGACGGACAGCCTCATCTTCCGACAACTGCGCCCCAATATCCTGGGCGCCGTTAACGACACGCTGAATGGTTTCGTGCCATTCCTCAGTACGAACAATTGTGTCGCCCTCAAAAATAGGACGGGCATAGGTTCGCTTGTAAACAATATAGCCTAATCCGTTAAATCCCCACGGAGGCATCTTGTCGGCGTATGAGGCGGCATGGTCGTCGGAAATAAAAAAGGGGTCCACAGTACGTTCTCCTTGTGGTGTAGTGATGTTCTGAAAAGAGGTGGTTTTAGTATTCTAGGGGGGCTGATGTAGCTTCCGGCGTCAAGTTATCACGAGATTGGAAGAAATCAAACCTATTTGCTACAGATTATTCTGTCAGCTCAGCTAGCCGCCTAGCTAACTCTTCTCTGTTGGAGAACAACAGGAAGATTCCCGCCGCTTGAGTGTTTATGGAAAGGACTCCATCTGATTCGTTGTCTAAATAGATGTTAAACAAACCAACTTCTGCAAGCTTTAACAAAATTCCAATCAGTAACAAATCATCTAGAGGGATATTCTTACTAGCCTTCAAGTATTCGACTAGGAACCCTATTTTAGTGGATGTCTGCCCCATAGTCAACAAGGCTTTCAATATCTCTCCAGAAATAGTTTCCCACTCACCAAACAACGCCAACGAAGGCCGAACAGCGTCGTATCTAAACATGGAAGAAGATCTTGCCGACAAGCACACAGCCGCATCCAACGCAGCACCATTCGACTCGTTCACAGCAAGAAATAACACCCCATTGTCCTGCAACTCTAACGCTTCCAGAGACTGGCGATCATACAAACAGTCAACCAAACAAAACTCGCTCGCCACACCAATAACAGCCTCAGTTTCATCCAACGAATACATATCTTCTCTGGAATCTTTATTCGCCACAGCATGCATCAACAACAACAGATCAAACTTTTCGTTGTCAACCAGACCATTGCGGGTAACAAGATATTCCACAACATTCGTCAACCCGTACAAAAGAAACGGATCAATCGCCTCCAACAAATCAACATCATGCTGAGTCCACACAGGAAACGGAATGTCGTCGTCATCGAATATAGGCATGCCCTTATTATAACAAAGGCCCCCTAAACCAAAGCCGAAAGGTAAATAAGAAAACCCCCGGCCCAAACGGACCGGGGGTTCTCAACTTATCCAACTACCCCGAAGGGACTAGGATCAGCTCGGCTCGGCGTCGAAGGTGACCTTGACGAACGCTTCCGGACGCTTGACAGCGAGGGCCAGACGCTCTTCAGCAAGCACCACGATGGCGTTGCGGACGAAGAAGTCTGAGTGCTGCTCCGAAATACGGATGGTAGCAGCCTCACGGTCGTACAGCTGAGCGCCAGTGCCGAAAGCGCCGACAAGAGCGGTGCCTGAAGCAATAGCAGGAGTGTCGATGACGGGGATACGCCAGACACGTGACTCAGCGCCACCGGCAACTGACATCGCAAGCAGGTAGGTGCCCTGCGAGTTCTTGGTCAGCTCGATGTCTTCCCAATCTGACGGGTGGACGATGATGCCGGTCGGCTCGTAGTAGGCAAGGTATGCCAGAGTAGCCGCACGACGGAGAGCATCGGCCTTGGTGTCAGCGACAGGTGAAGTTTCACCTGATGACCATGAGTAGGTCTGAATGTCGGTGGTGTTGAGGATACCAGTAAGGTCCTCGCCAGTACCGGCACCGTTCAGGATCTGCTCGTCCTCGTGGAGACGGAGACCGTAAAGAAGCTCGTTGTCGATGATTGAACGCAGCTGCGGCTCATCGGCAAGAACGTTACGGTGGGCAGCTTCCCAGTGAGCGATGGTACGGACCGGAGCCTGCTCACCAACGAAAGTCATCGTTGACTGAGGCTTCGCACCAAAGTTACCGCTGGAGTACTCCGGAACAACTGAAGCGTTGTTCGTGAAGCCAGTCTGGCGGAAGTACTCAACCACGGCGGCGTTAGTAGTACGTGCCGGGAACAGGTCACGGACACGGCTACGACGCTGAGCAATCGGGACAATGCCGTCACGCTCAATCGCACCGAAGGAAGCAGGATCACCCGTGGGCAGCCCTGAGTAAATGTCCTTCTGGGAAAGTGACTTGGCCTGGAAAGGCGAAACCATGTTTACGCCAGCCTTGCCGCCCTGAAGTGACTTAAACTCGTCAGAAGCAAGGAAAGCCTCACCAACTGACTTGGCGTGGGTAGCGACTTCGCGCTCAACACCAGCAGCTACCTCAGCGGCAACTGACTTGTACTCGGCCTCTGAGGACCAAGCCGAAACGTCACGAAGTGAAGTCATGCCCTCAATGAGGCCCTTCATCTCGTTAATCTCAGCCATGTTTGACTGGAAAGCAGCCTTCTTTTCCGCATCAGCGATAACAGTGGTGCCTTCCACCTGCATCGAATCAACGATCTCCTGCTGCTCAGCCATCTTAGCTGACAGAGCAGTCTTGACCTCGTTGAGCCGACTCTCATCAAAACTCATGTTTATCTCCTTAAGGTATTTAACATGTTTACTGTCTAATGACAGGCGACCCAACACAATGTGGTAACACCGGTCAAATATTATGCTATCATCAACGTAAAGTAAACCACGGGAACTTTTCTAAGTTTCTGCAGCTACTGTTACAAGTAATAGTCTAATGTATAGCAAAAATGAAATCCACTAGCTTAGGATTTAGTTCTACGTGGATGTTTCTTAGGGAGAAGATCGTTATCGGTCGTATACTTAGGATTCGACGGTTTACCGCTAGACACAAGTTTCAAGAATGCATTGACACGGCCCATCGCCCACTGCTGACGGCCCATCTTCGGACGGTGAGTAGCTGAGAAAGCACCGGCACCCCTACGCCACACGGCCTTAAGCATACCTAACGTCACCTTCCGTTCAGGCTTGTCACGCTTCTCCATCTTCTCATTATGCTCCTTGACTTTGTTTTTCAACGAAGCCTCAACCGCAGCAGAAAGTTTAATCCCACCACGGGTATTAGAAGCAGTCCCAGGCTTGTTTCGTTTAGACCCACGGATACGTTCCGAAGGCTTCGCTGGCGTCTTAGGATCATTCGGGCCATAACGTCTAGCAGCTTTTTGACGAGTCTTCCAATTCTCAGGAATCAACTCGGTGCGACCCAAAGCACGAGCACGTTTCATAATATGCTTTTTCGCAGCTTCAGCATCTTTACCCAAACCATAAGCCTGGATAGCGTTACGCAAATCCCCAACATCACGAATCGGGAACGAACCATCAGGCAGCGCCCACCCACGCTTCGCATATTCCATCCGGCGCTTACGAGTATAGAAACGTTTTTCCTCAATCGAATTAAACGACTTCTCAGTACCTTCTACACGAGCCACAATATTCTTCGCCCATGTATATCCCGCATCGCCACCCCACAAAGCGTGAGCAATCCGACCATTCGACGGAAAGCCCTTTTCACCCGGCCTAAACCCATCAGCTTTAGCATCAGACTGGTGCCTATCAAAAAACGCCTTCATCCGCTTCACCGTCTTATACGGAAGATTCTTACCATTCGCAATATCTCTAGCACGAGCAATACCTACAGCAGTGCCTCCACGCTTAAATTCTTTACGCCACTCCAACGCACGCTTCGCTTCCGCAACCATACCTTTCGTCGGAGTGAACGAATCAGAAGCCGTCACGGATTTAGCCGAAACCAAACCGCCACCCGGCAGCGTCTCAATGCCACGTGGGCCACGCTCACGAAGTTTCTCCCAAGCCCTCAAATCTGTAGCGACACGACGAGTTGGTCGCTGCAACCGCAAAACCGGAGAACCCCCGACACTCAAATGGCCGTGAGCCGCATTGTAATCTTCAGGAGTCATGCACGGCGCCCAAACCCCTTGCCGGGTCTGATGTGCACCAGCACACCCCATCTTGCTTGCAGCCTGTTCTGCAGCTTCACGAGTCGGGAACTTGTTCTTCCCTTTACCCTTCGCTTTCAACTCTAAAAAGTCGTAGAAGTTTTTCTTTTTCTGTTGACGCTTCTTCCACTCACGAAAAGCAGGGTTGCCGACAGCAATAAGCTTCTTAAGATCCTTAGGCGACTCACAAGGCCCCCAAGCATCCTCACCCACTTTGTGCGCCCCAGAACAACCCAAAATCTTAGACAGCTCTTTCGCCATCTTTTCCGTAGGGACAGTTTGGTCTTGTAATGGATCTTTAGCCATATCACTTTCCTCGCTCTTCGCTAGGAACCGTCCCGCCGGTTAGTTTAATAAAATCATAAGCGTACTTAGGGTTTTGTTCTTTCTCAACCTTGTTCAGTATCGCATAACTATATTCTAGTATCTCTCGCTGCGTAGCGTCGTCAATATCCGCTTCCGCCCCGGGCATGTTGATATTAATGCCCCAACCGAAAAAGATAGCTTCCATAAAGGCATCAACATCAGCAGGTTCCATCAAGCGAGTATTCATCGAAAAGAAAAAGATGTAATCCGCCAACTCGCTATCAGGCATGGCCTCAATGCGCTGCTTTGTCAGCATCGCCTTAGCGTTAAACTCATCAATGTTTGTGTACGCCTCAGAATACTCTGATCTGTCAATCTCAGACAGCTCGGGAAAGAAGAACTTGAGACGCTGCTCAGTAAACATGGGAACATCAAGTGGACGAAGCTTCTCTATCTCAGCAAACGCACGATCGACCTTGGCCTGACTATGCATAGTTGAATGCGGTTCAGCCGACCGAGGGTCCTGCACCCGGATAATAACTAAAGCATCATCTGTTGTTTTGTAGTATGTCTCGTTCATACGTTAACCTCTTCAATGTCCCACATGGCTGCACCACGGCCTACTAGGTCTCTAATGCTAGTGAAATTTTTACCTTCTGCCCATCGAGTCATGTCTACATGAAGCTGAGGATCATAGAACTGCATGTCGATTAGTTCACCATTTTCAAAAACAACGTACCCGTAAGGTTTGCCATCATAGGAGAAGTTGTAGCGCTTAGCCATCTGACTGCTCCATTTCTTCCATGAGTTGCTCATACTTTCGAGCGAGACTCTCGAAACCTTGGTTTCTCAAATGTTGAATTAAGTTGGGATAGTCAACTTCTAGTTCATCTTCACCTAACTGCTCCTCCTCAATCATAAGCATTTCTTCTTCAACATCAGCCCTTGAAGAAAAATCAGAATAATTTACCTCTACAAAAGAATTTTCGTCAAAAGTACTCATGATTACACTAGTCCAGTCAGTAGCCCTGCAGCATCTTCAATTGCATCGTATTCTTGCTTAGGAAGCGCCGCACCTACAGCCTCCGCATATTTTTCTAAATACAAATCTCTAAATTGTTGCTCATCTATAACTCCCATTTCTCTAAGGGTCTTATAGATATCGGCAGCGACACCATCTTTCAGTTTTTTATCTACCCAAAGTCGGCGCTGCTGCTCCCATAAAATTGATTGCATTTCTCTCGGTAGAATACCATATTCTGCAGCTTTACGCAAGGCAGCTTCTCTGGCCAGCCAATACCCAGCACTAAAGCCGCCCGTTCCCTGTTTTGCCTTAAACATTTTTTTGATGGGTTCAAAACCCTTCTTGGGATCTTTATTTAGCTTTCCATCTTTCCACGGTGCCGGATTGTTTTCTCTAGTGATTTTGAACGAACTGCCAGCAGGTATTAAAGAAACTGCATTAAAATGATGCGTATCCGCAGTCAAACTCTTAAATCGAGTGTCGGCAGGATCTACAATGTTATTGTAAAATGAACGAACTTTAGCGTCATCACCTAAGTTCCCAGACACATACCGTTTTACAAATTTATCAGTACTCAGTCCCTTCTGTTTCTCGTCCGCCGCCAACAAGCTAATTGCTTTAGCGTAAGAAGTAGAACCAAGCGTCTTCTGCCCCCACTTGGGAACACTATGAGTGCCTGTAGAAGCCGCACCATCTAAAGCGGTCAAAGAATATGAACCATCACCCGAAGCTGAAGGAGTAATTCCCACCTTTCTCAAACCACCTTCACCGCCAAACTCTTTTACATTAGCACGTAAATAAACCGCAGCAAAGCGCCCATCCTGCTCTTGCAAAGGTTTTCCTATTTCTGCACCAAAGCCTTCCAAGAAAGACTCTAAAGACAGGCTTTCAATCTCTGCAATGTGGTCCTGAGCGTCCTTTAAGGCGTCACCTTCTTTATACTTAAGACCGTTTCTTTTTGCAGTCAAGTAAGAGGCTCTTACCTTTTGAGCAGCAAATTCATCAATAACATCGTTTTGCTTCCAAATTTTAGCAGCATGGATAGCGAGCGCAACGTTATCTCTCCAATCAGTGCCTGCAGAAAATATGGCTAGTAGTGCAGCAGCCGTTTCCGGCCTGATGCCCAACTCGTCCGACATGGTTCCCGCCAAGTTGTTTGCTACAGTATACCACGCCTGAGTTTCTTTTGCAGCCTCAGTTAGCTGCCCATCAACTAACATTGGACTATCATAACCCGGCGCAGTTTGAGATAACAATAGATCAATGTTTCCTTCAAAATGGGAAACAACTCTCTCTAGCGCCTCATTAACTTCATCTTCACTCAAGTTGCTACGCAAATCGCCTGCCTTGCGATTCTTACCGCTAGTCTTATTTGTAAGATCCACTCCTAACACCTGCTCAAGATGGGGCATCTGATCTAACAAATCACCCAAAATAGCTTCCTTTTCCTCCGGCTTCAAAGCAGAAAACTCTTGGCTATTAGCAGCAACACTCTCTTTGGCTTTTCTACCCACGACACTAGCGCCAGGACGAGGACGAGCTTCAAAACCATCCAATAGATCTAATACCTCTTCAGGAGCAACCAAACGCAACGTCGCCATCCGATCCGAAACCGAATCATGCTTACTACGCATACCGTCCCTATTAGAAGTCGGTAACCTGCCAGTATCAGCCATAAAACGTTTAAGACCGGCAATATTTCCCTCATCATTAAGTTGCGCCGACAAACGCTGCAACGACTCTAAAACCTTCTCCCGATCCTCACTACCCAACCTACGCTGCAACTCCGCCACAGCCGGATGGTTAGCTTCCACAGCATCCTCAACAAACCGCTGCAAACCCTGACGATCTCTCCGCTCAACGCCTATAAAATGTCCAGAATGAGAAACCGGATGCAAACTCACACCATCATCATCCGAAGAACCCATAATGTCCAAAGGACTCCGAGACGGGTTAGACAAAACAAAATCCATCAAAACCATACGAACCACGTCATCCGTATCAGCCTCTGACAAACTTTGCGCCGGAACTAAGTCACGAGTATCGCCAGCCACAACCGAATCAGGCATCTCAATCAACACCGCAAACGACCCATTCTCGCCCAGGTCACTAGCAACACGAATACGGCCCTGAGCAAACCCAAACTCTTCAGCAACACGAGAAGCCAAAATTTCTACACGGCCAGAATCTGCCAAAGCATCGTCACCATCATATCTCTTCAAACCATACACAATTCCATTAGACGTATCCCGAACCTTCAACATACCTGCTTGATCTGAAATAGTTTCAAAACGTCCACTTCCATTGGCAATATCCTGCACAATCGTCTCGGCTAAAAGCTGGTCAGGCACCGCACCCAGCGAACCATTCTGACCAGAAACATGCGTTACAGCAGCCTCAATATCAGTAATCGACGTGGATTCAATGACCTTAGGCGCTCCGCTAGGCTCACGATCCCGAGCCATATCCGAACGATAGTTCGGGCTGTAACGCTGAGCCACACCATTAGGTTTACGTGGACGCTTAGGATGAACCTCACAGAAAAGCTTTTCCGAAATCTGTTCAATTATTTTGTTAGTCACTTTGTTCTGTACGAAAAAATCAGACATACTAACACCCTATCTCGTTAATGTCTGCCGAAGAAAGATCCATGACACCCGACACCATGTCGTAGCTACCCATGTTCGGTATATTGTCAACATCTACATAACCCGTTAAATTCGTCACGTCATCAGTAGACTTTATTCTACTGCCGGACCCTTCTGGGATAAAGCTATTGACTTGATTAACCCAAGCCGCTGCCATAGACGGAGTATTAACTGTTATATACCCGCCTCCAAACAAGCGAGCAACATGACCTTCATGTGGGCTTCCCTTTTCAGCACTTAGAGCCTGAATAAACTCAGGATACTGCATCCAGTCTTTAACTTTTTCTTCACCTAGCCCGTCATTATAGTTCAGTAACGAAGCCACACGATCTCGCTTATTACGGTCTCCGTCAAAAATTAGCAATGCAGTAATCTGATAACGGGACAACCGTTGGCCCCTAGCTATAGCGACTTGAGCGCCATCATAATTCGTAAGCAAATCCCTAAACGCCGAATTTATATTCCTAATCTTATACTCTTCAACAGAACGGACTCCCTTCTTCGGCCAAACATATTTACCGTCCCAACCCACGTCAAGCCGGTGATTCTCTTTAAAGCCTGCAGCAAAGGACATAGCCAGATACCTAGCGTTAAGCACATCAGAAATCCCACGCCGTCTATTATCTAAATCAAAAGTGCTACCGTCAGGTAAATACACTGTAAAACTTCTTTGTGGGCGGTCTCTATTGTTCACAACCACGTAGTCATGCGTTACACTATGCACACCAGTAGGGGAGAAAGCCAAAGTACGTGTAACGTTAGACATCGCAGGGCTGACCTTTTCACGCAGCAACTCATTCCCGTCTTCATCAAATACCGTCACATACAGATCAGAACTCAAAACCAGTTCATCGTATGAGGAGATAAAAACACTATCTGCATTTGATACGTTATCAATCTCAACCCTTACTGGTCTATCGTCATCTGTTCTAGCATCATACGCAGCTACGATCGTGCGCTTGCTGCGGTCTTTAGCATCCTTCACATCAGACGCATTTAAAAGCTTCAACGCCCACTCTTCTAGTTTTGCTTCAGACGCAAGCCGATTTAAAGTGTCATAAGGTGTTTCACCCGGACGCACAACATCATATTCATCTTGGTTTAGACCAGAAAGCCCAAACGTCAAAATTGCCTGCGTACTAGCTTTTCGTCTTTCTCTGCGAGCAGCCTGCCAGACAGGAACACCGTCCGGCCCCGGCAACAAATCAGGATCATCTGTAACAAAAGTAATTTTTCCAGCAACATTAGCCGTTGCTCTAGAACGTCCCCGTACCAAGTCATCTTTAAAAGCAATCAAAGCCGCCAAATTTTGTTCTGCCCCGTCAACCCCATACAAAGTGTCAATAACGCCCTGTAAAGCTACAAGAGAATCCTCATACTGACGCAAGGACATGTTGCTGGCAACTCGCTCAAGATCCCTATCATTATTCAAAAAATCCATATACAATCTGTCAAGATTTTCTGCCTCAAACTCGGCATCTTGACTAATGCGCTGCAAATTGAAAGTATCCTGCATGTGGATGCGTGTTTCTCTAATAACTGTACCAATCAATTCCTTATCTTCTTCCGAGAGAGATAATCCCTCAGAATCGGCAACAGCTAATAAATTATCAATTATGCGAGTCATATAGTCTTCATGGAGGAGATAGTTCTTTGAGAGATCCTCCGTTATGCGTGATAACTCAGATTCAAGCCTAGATTCCATCGCAACGTTTTTAGCAAAGGCATCATAAGCACCGCCCTCTGAAGTCTCTAACTGAGTGTAAACACGAGTCATCATACGTGCCGCATAATTTTCGATATTCTCAGTACGTTCCTCGCTGCCCCAACCAGACGCTCCAATCGAGTAAACTAAAGCTTCTTCAGATCTCTCATCACTTGGCCTATCCAACTGACCTAGCTCTCGCATTCTTCTCTGTACCGTTACATCATAAACATCATCAGCAACTCTGTTTAAACGGCTACGCTCTGGACCGTAGTCCTCTGCCTCAGCAATACGACTTAACGCATAAGACAAATACGAATACTCCTCCAAAGAAAGACTATCCGGATCATTATCAACTTTATCCTTATACTTTGATACTTGCTCAAGCATAGCCTCCCGGAACCTAGGCTCCAGAAGCCCAAGCCGACGCTCTTCCGCATCAGTCTCAGGCATCGGCAACTGATCAAGAAGCTCACCATAATCAGCCATGCTTGCCACATCCCACAAGCCATCTTGATCATTCAAATCTATCAAAGCTTCAATGCGTTCTTCTGCACGCTCACCCACAGACAGGGCCGTCACACCCTCTTCTGTAACCTCATCAACCGTAGTAGCTACACGCTGCTTATTCGCAATATCGGCCAGACGCTCAGCTATCAATTCAATTCTACCTTCAGCCCGATTATCTGTAAGCCGAATACCATAAAAATCTAGATACGCCTGACGTTGCGCCTCAATCGTGGCGATATCCTGCAATCGTGAAGCCAGCGCCTCCCACGAAGGCTCATCCAGCTCTTCTCTCCCGTCTACAAACTTAAGCTGGTCCAAAGCAGCCAATAAATCTTTGCCGATATTATCTAAAGCCGCACGCACATCATCAGTCAACTGAGGCACATTCACAGGAGTCAGCCTATCCAACTGATCAACAGGAGGAAGCCTCTCTGACAACTTATCAAAGTCATCAATAACCTCATCGAAAGCAGCCTGAGTCTCAAATACACTTTGCCTGAAACTGCCTTCTTCGATATCATCTACAACGACACCAGCCAAGCGACCTGAGCCGGGTCTGTTGCGGGCAAACTTACCGCGAGCATCCTGCAAATTACCCAAACTCAACATCGTGGAAGAACTCAAACTGCGGCCACAAGTAGTGCCACGCAAATTCGTTAACTGACCGCCCCCAGTAAAACCAGGGGGACAACGATAACGACTAATCGAAGGATCAAAAAACGCCAACGCCGAAGCAAACCCGCCCAACGCCCGACGCAAAGGAACACCGCCAGGACGGACACGCTTAAAGTTCACACCGCCCAAATACGCCTGATCCTTATAGGCATCTACCTTAAACGCAATACCCGCCTGATACTCCTTATAGAGTGTATCGGGTTGGACCGCCTTTGCGGTTATGAAAAAAGGGTTTACGGACTTGCCCTCCGGAACAAGTTCATAAATCGGGTCGTCCTTAGCACGACGTGGTGCAGAACGAGACAAGAACGTTTCGTAAACCCACTGGGGAACCTGGCGAACCGCGCCCCCCGGCCCCTGTACTTTAACTAGTGTGTTGTCGGTCTGGTCCACAGTAAAGCGGCCCTGCTCGTTGAGGTTACCGAACTCGACAACGAACTTGCCGCCAGAATCGTCAGCAAACCCTCGCAGACCGGCAGTCGGGTCAATGTCAGCGTCACGAGAAATGCGGGTAGGTAGCGTACGGGTTAAAGATGTACGTTCCGCAGGAGTAAGCTCGCCGCCTTCTCTACCAAAACGAACAACACCAACCTCAGGAATCGCAAAGTATACGTCTTTAAAACCAGCGTTCAAAGACTGTACCGCTTCAATAATTTCAGGAGTATCAAACGAAGCATCAGTATTTCGAACAACTAGCGAACCATCGACAACATCGTCAAAGTCGCCTGTCTGGTTAGCAAAGAAACTCAAACCGGCTACGGGTTCTAGAATCACACCGTCTCGTTTCGACACTCGAACATTCCAACGAGTGTCACCAATGGCGTTGAGAATAGTGTTCACGCCAGAAGCCCTAGCAGTGACATTCACTTTCTTCGGAGTTGACGGAATCTGTGCTGCACGAATAAACACGCCAGGGTTTTTCTGAGAACGCAAATCGCCAATACTCGAAATAAGCTCAGCGTTCCTAGCTAACCTAGCAAGTGCACGGCCCGTGCCGCCAAGAAGCGAACCCGGACCAAAGTTCGGGATACCAAGAATCTGGGCACCACAAGTACTGAAACGGCGATCAGTGAACGTACCGCCGTTCTCAAACCCAGGCGGACAACGGAACCGGTTGCGGGCACCACGACCCGAACGGCCCAACAAGCGACGACCAGCACCCGCCAAACGGCGACCACGGCCACTACCGCCGCCCGGAGTTAACGCCCGGAAAACAGCAGAACGGCCAGGGCTAGTAACAACACTCGTGTTGCCAGGAGCAAGCGTAGAACCAACAGCCTGCGCTGCCTGACCAAACCGACTATTAGAACCAAAAATACCTACACGCTTAACAGAAATATCGTCATTCTCAACAGCCACAGGCGTATCCAAATACTGCCTAAAAATGGCAGCCTTCATGTCAACAACATTCTGACGGCCAGCAATAGGCTGAACCAAAATGCCGCCATAAGCACGAGACTCACTCACAGCATAACGCAAAGAAGAACCAGAATACTCTGGCCGACTTAAATCAACAGACTTTGCTTTCCGAGCAGCAGAACGAACACGACGAGTCAACTTACCACGACGCTTACGCTTGCCCTTGCCGCCACGGCCATGATGATTACCCTCATTCGGCCATTTGCCAGTCAACTCATGGTGAAGCCAAGCACAAATGCGCTGAGGCTTACCACCAAACTGCGGCTTATCCATCAAGATAACGACACACCGACGGAAGCCACCCGGCTTCTTCATGATCGGGCGCCAGTACTTCAGCAGATCCTCAAGATTGCCACGACGGGGGCCACGGCCACGAGTTAAAGCAGTTAACTGATCGGCGTTAGGACCAATTTCAGGACCAACCTTAGCAAAATAAGGTCCGATTTCAGGAGTTTCAGTTTCCATCATCAGAAGCCTTTCTATCGTCTAAGGGGACGTACTCTACAAGCACATCATCCTGATAAAAGTATTTTACCGTATCTTTGTGCCAACTATCGCCTACAACAGCACTGCTGCCTACATTAAATAACGCCTCATTTGCCTGACTAATTACTTGCTCTAAGCGAGCGGGTCTCATAAGCTGCAACCCCTTCCGGATCAGGCCAAATCTTCACCATCGAGCATGTTTTGGAATTCTGCCAAAGCGTTGATAAGCTCAACGTCTTCTTCCTTCTCGGCGGGAGCCTCAGCAGCCGCCTCAGGAGCCTCAGGCTCTTCCTCGTTCCAATCCGCAGGAATCATGTCTTCCTTGCCAAGTTCCTTAGCACGCTTCATGATGTGCTCCTTAGCCGCAGCCTTATCCTTGGCACGACCGTAAGCCTGAATAGCGTTATCCAGATCCGCAGCATCAGCAATTGGGAAAGAGCCATCGGGAAGAGCGTCGCCCGACTCAGCCATGGCCTCACGCTGTTCACGAGAGTACATGCGCTTGATCTCAAGCTCAGCTTCAAGAGCCTTCAGTTCAGCTTCCTCGTCCATGTCGTAGTCGAAAGGATTTTCAACTTCGTACTCATCGAAGCCAAGGACCTTGCCCTCAGGGGAAACGAACACATCGTAGCTCTTCTCGTCGGTATCGACCTCAACGACGTACACGTCCTGATTAGCAAACACATCGACCAGAACACCCATCACGTCGCCCTTGATGTCAAGATCTTCAAGAGCCTTAACGGCAGCGTCCTCAGCATCGGCCTGAGACACAATGTCCTGAAGCTCACCAGACTTGGCATCCATCTCATCTTCATCAATGCGTAGCCAGCCCATCTCCTCGCCCTCGCCAGAAAGGAAGACCTGAATACATGAACCATCGGCACGCTTAACATCGACAACAAAGATATCGTCTGCAGTTGAATACCCAGAGCCGACAATCTCTGAACCTTGATGTAGTGACTTAACTTGGGACTCAATGTCTCCTAAACCAGGGAGATCTTCGGTAGGCATGCACCCTCCTTGACAAAATTCGCACGGTTGATTAACTGACTTGCGGCTAAATCCGCAAAGGAAGTCGTCTGACTTCATACCTTCTTCAGGCATTCCAGACATTCCTGCAGGTGCAGGGGCCTGAGCGGGAGCAGGACCAGCGCCCTGCGCCTGCTGCTGAGCAGCCTGGGCTGCTTGAGCTTGTCTAGCGGCACGAGCAGCTTCAGCCTGCGCAGCTTCACGCTCTTTCTTAGCAGCCATTTCTTTCTTGCTCAACTCCATCCACTCATCGTGGGAAGCACAAGGCATGAACATCTTGCCTGCCCGATGTGTGCCTTCACAGCCAAGCGCTCCGGCACGTTCCATCGCCTCATCGGCGGTTTCAAACACATCTTCAACAGCGTTCTCATCTTGAGCCTTACGCATAGCATTCAACTCAAGAGGGCTACGGCGACGGTAACGCTTACCATAGCCCTTGCCAGTGCCTTCTTCGTAAACATCGACAGCCTCAAACGCTCCCTTAGCGTCTTCGTCAAGACCTTCGTAATCTTCGTCATCAACTAGCTCACCGTCATCCATCATTTCCTTGAAGCGAGAATCGGTCAAGAAAATTGATGGCTTATCGTTCTTAGGCTTACGCATCATTGACATGATGGCTGCAGCCTTTTCGTTAACCTCGTCTTCTTCGGCTTCTTCTTCGGCTTCCTCTTCGGCCTCTTCTTCTTCGGCTTCCTCTTCGGCCTCTTCCTCTTCGGCCTCTTCTTCGGCTTCCTCTTCGGCCTCTTCCTCTTCGGCCTCTTCCTCTTCGGCCTCTTCCTCTTCGGCCTCTTCATCCTCTTCCGACTTGAAACGGAACATCCAACCCATAGGAGTATCACCCTTCTCGTCCATGACAAGAACCTTCTCCATGAGCATCTGCTCTTCTTCCGAAAGCTCCGCAAACGCCTCTTCAGAAATCAGCTCACCGGCATCCTGCATCTCCTTGAAACGGATATCAGTCATGAAAACAGAAGGTGAACCCTTCTCGTCTTCATGCGCACCCTTCTCGTCCTCATGCATGCCCTTCTCTTCACCGTCCAGCATCGCCTGAATTTCTTCAAACTTCTGAAGGTCTTCGTTAAGATTTTCACTCATTATAAACTCCTAAATCCTTTATAGAGTATCTTATTGAGCACCCTCATCGGTGTCAATGGGTTCAGTAATGCTAATGCTAGGAACAAATTCCAAAGTAGCCAAAGAATCCGCTACCTTAACCATAAGTTCCTCATGATCCATCTTCGTAGAGAAGTGAACATCCACACCCTCATCTGTCTTGAAGGAGAACACAGGCACAGCAGAAAGCGCAGACGAAACATCAAGAGCCTCATCATCAGAACACTTAACGTGCACCACAAAACCAGAAACCGCTTTTTCGCCCTGCTCCATAGGGCGAGACATCGGAGCCTCGGTCAGATAATCCTCAACGCCAGCAATAAGCTCAAGCGTGGCTTCCCGAAGATTACCGGCACCACGCAGCTTCAACATCTCATTGTAAGCCATCAAAAGCAGTGCCATCGGATCTTTAAGATACTCAGGCTTCTTCGACTCCCCGTAGCCATGGCCCTTTTCTTCAGTACCACAAGAACATCCACCAGTAGCATCCTTAGCCTCTTCAACCTCTACACCAGCTAAGTAATTGTTGTGCGAATTAATATTAGCATTGCCATCAAAACGCTTCAGCGCCTCAAGATACTCTTCATGAGTGTCGCAAGGAAGATAGCCGCCACCATGGGAGTGGACGCCTGAACAACCGAATGTCTTTGACCAAGCCAAAGCAATATCAGGCGTAGCCCAAGTACCTTGCTCATCTTCTTCGTCACGAATACCTTTAGGCTCTTCAGCGTCCTTCCCTTCAGGCTCTTTAACCATCATCGAAGGAGGAGCGGAATCGCCAACAGGAGTATACGACATAGTAGGCTTTACCCTAGTGGGCTTGCTAACCATTAAGTTACCCTCGTCCATTGAGAATGAAGCCATCCATGTCATGTCTTCACCCGTCTCAAAGATTACCGAGTTTCCGTCAACACTGATAATTTTTACCGGCTTGCGGAGAGCTTCAGAAAGCGCATTGCCAATCATTGATGACATTGCGTCGGCTCTATTTGACGGCTTACCCATTCCACTGTCATCCATATGCATTTTTGTCACTGTACCTTCTTCATCGTCTTTTACAGAAATAGTACCGGTTAGCTGGTTAGCGCCGTGTAGTACGGGAGAAATCTCGTATAATTCAACTTCTTTAAGCATATTTGCTTTTTGCATAGCGTCGTAATCGGCGGTTAATGTTTTATAACCAATCGACCACTCCTGCTCATTTCCATAAAATGCAACATTTGCAAATGCTTCACGACCACGTTCAGTATTAAGGTTAAACTGAACCTTTGCGTAAAGTCCGCCAATCTTAGCATTTTTCATCTTCTCAGGCAGTCTTGGATCATTTCTAGAAACTTCGTAAATCTCCAGAACTTTACCAATGGGCTGATTCCAATCGTGACCCCAAACAACTCGGGGCTTACGGCGCTTTAAAGATTCGTTAAAAGCCCCAGAAATAACAACATCGCCAACTGAATCGCGATTGCCAATACCTGAAACAAATGCTTCGACAATACCTTCGGCTTTATCAATGCCAATCTGGCCTGAAATGGCCTTAAAAGTGAAGTCTTCTTCCTTTTCAGATGCATTTTCCATAACGACAGAAGTCATGTCTCTCCTTAAGGTCTAAGAGCGCCCTGAGTATATGTTATCGGGGCGAGGGTTGTTACTTTAGCGTATTTATATAAACTGAAAAACGGGCAATTATATAAACTATAGTGCAGATTCGCTAGGAACTCTTGATGCAGGAGCCTCAATATTATCAGTACCCTGTACAGATCCAGCAGGGACAAACCCGCCAGCCTCAGGACTAAACTCAGCAACATCCTGACTAAACGCAGCAGACCTCTGCGCATCCAACGATTCACCAACACCTGCACCGGGAGCACCGCCGCCAGGAGCAATACTGGTCGGAACTGCACCGCCCTCAGCCGCCGCAGCTTCCTCCTGCTCAGCAGCAATCTCCTCCTGCGTTTTCTCAGTATTCGCAATCGGCGTCTGATTCGGGTTAGCCAACAACGAATCAGCAATATCGCCATCAACACGCTTACGGCTCACCGCTTGACGATACTCATTAACACTAATTAGACCCTGCTGGAACTCTGACAAATGGTGCATCGCCCGCTCCTGACTAGCTAAAACCAGCGTGGGAACATTACCGGTATCGAAATCAATGTAGTAAGTAGGATCAATCTTGTCGAACGATCGTGCAATCAAGTCCAAGTGCGGAGACATGGTTTCCATCCAGAAAACCTTCCCCTCTTCAGAAGCGTTAGCGAAAGTACGGTTAGAAGAGTTGCCGATAATCGACTCAGGTACACCAAATGCTGCCAAAATCTCTTCTTTGGTGATTGTTCGCATCTGGATATACGCTGCATCACGGGGGCTGGCTGCAGTATCAACGAAATCTGCACCATCATCGGCGGAAATTACACCTACAGCGCCTGCTCTACCGATATTGCCACGGAAACGGGAACGTAACTCCTCTTTATCCTCGTCAGCGATCTCGCTGCGTAGAACAAGTAGACCACCGGGACGACCGTCGTTAATCAAGAAGTTCCTGTTGTAGATTTTAGCCAAACTTTCGACTTCGATAGCAACCCCAGAAGCTTCCATCGGGGTCATCGACAAGTAAGGATCTAAAGGATGCGGACGGCGAATCCAGATGACATTCTCTGGACGCAACGTACGCTTCTCATGTGCACTAATCTTGACTTCAAAACCCTTCACAAACTTCTGAACATCAGGAATAGGTGACGTATTCTGAGGAGGCAAAAGGTGAAGCGCAATGGGTACACCACCTCTACCTCGTACAATCTCAACAAAAACACCACGACTACTCATGAGAAGCTGAGCAGACAAACGATACCTAAACGCAAACGCATTCTCGCCCTGGTTTGCAGTGTTATTGAAGATTTTCAACAAATCAGCGTCTTGGACAATCTCACCAAAGGGATTGTTGTCTTTGCGTAAAATCATAGGAAGGCGTGCTTGGTTTGAAGCGATCACATCAATGCTTCTAAACACCCAAGTGACCTTAGCGACGCCCTCTTTATAAGCCTTAACAATGTCCCACCCATCATGATAACCACGATTATCCGCAAGAGAAGGGCTGTACGAAACTGGGGCGCCAACAGAAATAGGAGCAGCTTTCTGCTCCTCTGGCCCTACAGCAATGTTGCGAAGTGATTTATTAGATGTGGAATTCCATGCCATTATTCAGCCCCTAAGAGATACCCATAAATACCGCACGCAAGGCCAGCACTTGCCAAACCCCACCCTAAACTTAGTATACTAAGACCAAGCCCAATTAGAATCACAGAAAAACACATAAGTAGGTGGGCGCACGTTGATCGACTAAAAAAATTCATCATGTTTATACTTTACATCTAAATAGTCAAGGATTCAAGCAGATATGTCTAACGAGGCTCCAGACTGGAACAAAATTCGGCAATACCTAGAACCAAAACGTTCCGAATATTGGATCGAAGAACCGTCGATCACACAAAAAGTCTTCCTAAAAAGCACAGCACAAGAAGTTCTCTTTGGTGGAGCCGCAGGCGGTGGAAAATCTAGTGCCCTCATCATGGCTGCCCTACAATACGTAGACGTACCCGGTTACAGCGCAATCCTGTTTAGGCGTACATACGCTGACCTTGCACTACCCGGCGCCCTCATGGACCGCTTCAGAGACTGGACTATGCAATACGACGACGTTCACTGGAACGCCAACAGCTACACAGCCACGTTCCCTAGCGGGGCAAGAGTAACATTCGGTTACCTCAACAACGTCAACGACTACCTCAGATACAAGGGTTCTGAGTTTCAATTCATCGGCATGGACGAGGTAACAGAGATCAGAGAATCTGACTACCGCTACATGTTCTCCCGTCTTCGCCGTCCCGCATCAGGACCCTTAGCTCAAGTACCATTGAGAATGCGCGCAGCAACAAACCCTGCACCGAACTGGGTCCGGCAGCGGTTCCTTGTTGAAGGAAAAGACCGTGGACGAATCTTTATCCCTTCCATGCTGACCGATAACCCCGGCATTGACCCAGCCTCTTACCGAGCAGTTCTTCAAGAGCTAGACCCTGTTGAAAGAAAGCGGCTTGAGTTCGGTGACTGGTGGTCCACTGCTTTAGGATCGCTTTTTAACCGTGAAAACTTTGAGATCATAGACGACAGCGAGATCCCTTCATTCTCTAACGATACACAAATCGTAAGATTCTGGGACTTGGCTGGATCAGAGCCAACACAGTCAAACCCGGACCCTGACTGGACCGTGGGCTGTCTAGGGGCATTCGACAACGGAGTGTTTTACATTTTAGATATCCGTAGGATCAGAGCTAAGGGCGATAAAGTAGAAAAGTTCATTCGCGCAACGGCTGCCGAAGATGGTCCAGAAATTCCAATCATGATGGAGCAGGAGCCAGGGTCTGCAGGTAAAAATCTTATTGACCAATACGCTCGATATGTGCTCCCAGGCTACAACTTTACAGGTCAGAGAGCTACCGGCGATAAAGCAACAAGAGCAAAGCCGCTTTCAGCCGCTGTAGCCAACGGTAACGTTCGTTTAATCCGAGCAGCGTGGAACACAGACTTCCTAGACGAAGTATCTTCGTTCCCTGAAGCACGGGTACACGATGACCAAGTTGACGCAGCCGTCCACGCTTTTAACTATTGCGCTGGACTCGGGATGGGTCTTCGCAAAAAGATTGAGATTATAATCTGATTAAGCGTCTTGAACGGCATTAAAGACATTTACTTTAAGTCGGTGACTATAATTGTCTACCTCTAAAGAATGCTGTGCCGCTTCAATGGGTGGAATGTCTCTATGGAAATCTATGTACTCCATAATAGCATTATATGCCGCCCATTTCGTATCACCAAATCGACCAAGGTTATGAGGCTGGCGATAAATCATTTTGATCTTGTCGTGAACATCTTCGGCATTAGCCCGCTTCTTGGCAGAAGAAGCTCCTTGCGTTGACCAGAACTTTTCCATCACGCCGAACAGCTTATCGGACGACATGTGAGAAGATGTAAAATCATTGATGATAAGATCAAACTTCTCCGACCAGATCTGCCGCATAGTCAAAGCTTCTGTAGCATCCATAGGATCAATGGTTTCATTCGGGGTGTGTCGTTTACGTAAACTAAAATCTGCATCAGCGGAAAAACGATAAACAGAATTAGTTTCCGCACGAACATCCAAGTTGTAATAACACACAGGCATGCTTCCATCATGAGAAGTGATAACAACAATGTAGTTGTCGATAATGTCTTCACCCATAGTGGAAAGAATCTTCGTGCTGCTATGCTTTACAGCTACAAAAAACTTACGACCTTCTTCAAGCACGCCGCAGCTGTGCAAAGACGCTGTACCGTTAGCTTTCGCCACGATATCTCTAGCCCTATCCAAAATGCTAGAGTTGGGGACAACCGAGTATCGTTCCTTCACAACTTCCCACATGATGCGGTGCGTCTGATCCAAGCTAACCCTATTAATGATAAAACGGTTAGGGAACGTGACAATCTTACCCATCACATCGTCATGCATCAAGACAGGACTTAATGTAACAGTGTAGTCACCTTTAGACTTTAACAAAATCTCATTGTTAGACTGTTCCGAAGAAACCCGAGTCCCAAGGTCAAGCCATGACTTATCGCTCATCCCCAGACCCCTTAATCACATTCCGATCGTATCGGTCAAAAAGCTTCTCAATATTTTCTTTAGCAATATCGTTGAGATCAATACCAAGTTCCCAAGCAAGCACAGCAGCGTACCAAAGCACATCACCAATTTCTTTGCTGATAGCAGAGCGGAATACTGAATCAGTATAATCTCCGTCGCTGTCTCTAATGTGCTTCTTCACCTTGTCAGCAACTTCTCCTGCTTCACTAGCAAGACCAAGAGTCAAGTACTCAACCGCTGATTCCTTGGGGTAAATGGCGGTTGTCTTAGCGCCGACCTGATACGCATTAAATTCCATTCCCATTATATCTCCTGTCATAACGACTCAGGGTCACCTGTAGGTCGCTCAATTTGAACATTTTCACCAGTCGCTGATTCAATAGGCACCCATGCCGGAGAGTACTTATGTTCTTTAATCTTACGCATCTTGATTAATGAACCTTCCATCAGCAACAAGAACTCTTCATCACCTAACCCTAGCTGATCTTGAAACTCTTCCAAATCAATATCGTTATCAAAGAATAGCTCTCGTAGTAGTTCTGATAAAAACTTATTAACTACAACACCACGATTGCGATTCATATTGATGTGAAGTAACGCCGCTTCAACATCGCTCACATCAACTACTGCAATAGGGATTTCTTGCAGTTCTAAAAGCCTTGCAATTCTCCAACGATGTAACCCATCAATAATACACGCCGTGGATTTTTGACACACAATTGGTTGAAGTATGCCATGCTTCTCAATAGAGTCTTTAATTCTATTGAAGTCTGGAGAAACCACATAATTTACCGAACCCCAAAAAGCTGGTTGTATTTTGTCGGGAGAAACTAAATTGTACATGTACTTAACTTAACCTAAAATCGTCTTGCAAGTCAAGGCTGTCTGCGTCAGTCATTTCTTGATAAAGAGCTTTCATCCTCTTCTTGTGTGCAATAGTTTGAGGACCAACCGGTGAAGGGTTCCCCACAACAGAATTGAGTAACAAAGTTCGCACTAAGTGATCAATCGGATAAGCAAAAGGATCCTTGTTATGAGACTTTCTAAACTTATCGGCAAAAGCAAAAGCTAATCGTCTATAAGATGTGTCAACAAAATGTGTTTCAATACACTCTTTAACCCCAGACCAACCATCTGCGGCAAACTGATCAACAACTGCCTCAATGTCATATTCCCCCCAAAGTTGACGCTGAGTATCTATCTGAGGAAATGCCTCAACTAATCGGTCATAAAACTCCGGCTCAGTTTTAACTACGTCAGTCAGTCTTCTAGCTGCCGTAGAAAACAAAGGCGTACCGACCCGCTGGTTTGCGCCGCCCAACATGGCGTAATCATAGTACTTGCAGTATGAAGCACCATGTTCTTCAGTAATGAACTTCAACACATCATCAGAAGTCCAATCATAAATAACTTTAGCAAACCTCAGAGGTATTGCCTTAGGCAATCCCTGAGGGCGATTGATATAATTTTCGTGGAGCTTCTGAGTAACAGACCGGTACCGGACCATCGACTCATTAGCCCTTACGCCAGTAATAAACGCAGTGCGGCCACGCTTCCCCTGCATAGTGTATTCATCCATCCGCTTAGGAAGAGTCAAATTCCCTGAAATTCCAAAATGTTCTGCCCTGATAGCATTGGGAGGAAAGTCTCGGACTAGCATGCCACACTCCTCCCGAAACGCAGACCACAACAGTACTAGTTCACGAGTTCCCATATACCAGACTTCTTGAACTTGCGGAAGACAGTACCATTCCATGTCTACCCAGTCATAGTTACTTACTTCAGTAACAAACTCTTCTGCCGCAGGCGAAATGATTTCTTCATCACGGAAAATCGTTTTGACAGGTCCAAGCCCACGCTCTTCATGAACTTCTTTTGCGAGATACAAAGCAGCAGTGCTATCTTTACCGCCACTAAACTGAACGCAAACCGTGTCAAAGATATCGTAGACGTGACGTATCCGCTGCCTAGCAGCCTCTACGCAGTTTATGTCCAGATACATTTGCTTACGAGGCACGAGACTTACTCCAAATGCTGGTCAAAGAAATCAAACAAAAGCTCCGTCGTTGTAGCGCCCTCATAGGCAGGACTCTCCTTCAACTTGTGAAGAATGCGGTACCAGCCCGCCTGCTGATCGGTGTTCTCGAAAACAAGAGTAAACTGAATAGCAACATTCTTGCTGCCCGAAGCACCAACGGTCGTGCTGCCCTGAGTCACGATCGTGTCAGTGCTTACACCTTCAGGATTAAACGTCTGAGTAGGAGTATCATCTTTACCTTCGCTTACAAAAGCAGGCAAGTTGTTTTCTTCAGGAACTCTGTTTACCGTAATCTGCGGGGCAGTCCAACCATCATTAGGCGCACTAGACACCCCCGAAGAAATTACATTGTTTTCAATCGTGGCAATCGAGAAATCGTCCCAACCAAGAGTGCTATAAAACTCTTCGTCCAGGCTAACAGCATCCGATAGCAAGTCGATAAGAGCGCTTTCATCAGTCTCACCAAGCTCGGAAATCCTATTGTCTGCCAATGAGAATGCGAGAGCGTCTTCTGAATCTAAATCAACGATGGAAACAGCAATTTCTTGCCAACCCAAACGCTTAGCGGCTTCTAGCTGATGATTTCCTGCGATAACTAAGAGCTTATCGCCATCTTCTACTGCCACAATTGGTTTTACTTGCCCAAACTTGTTGTAAGACGCCATGATTGCATCAACATTACCACGACGGGCATTGACTTCAAGGGGCTTCAGTAGCTCAATGTCTACAGCTAGGGACTGAATGTTTGAAGCGATGTTATGGATCATGACGGCGCATACCCCATAACTGCACACTGCCACCACCAGTACCCGATGGTAGGCCAACGCATGTTTGTGCGTGAGTCATACCAATCATGTCGGTTACCGGGTAGGTCCCGCTCAATGTAAGGAGAGTAAACCTGTACATTCTCAAAGTGTGTATTCATGACCAGTTCTAAGCGCCCTTCATAGCAATTCCAATGGTGCGCTGCACCATCCCACCACTCCGGAGGAGTCTTAGTAAGATATTGACCATCTTCGGACATGTGATAAATTTGCGATTCAACATCCTGATGCTCCATTGTAGAAACAACCATGTCCCAAGGCTCTCGTTTCTCAGCCCACCGCTTAATACACTTATGAACATCAGGACCGACAGCAAGGACTGGAGCACCCGGCTTAGCGATGCGAACCATATCTGTCAAAAAGACACCAAGCTTTGGCCACGCAATATGCTCAAGAACGTGGCCGAGATAGATCGCATCAAATGTATCATCCTCGAACGGATACGGCTCATCCATCTTTACCAATACATCAGGCGTGGTGGAGTGATTTTCCCACACATCTGTGTTGACCCACCCGTCGATGTAGTGATCACCACATCCCACATTAAGTAGCTGCTTTTCCATACCGTTCTCCTAAAACTTTACTTGCGATCTGACATTTGCTGCAATTGTGCGCAAGGCATCGCAGGCAGTACGTAATGAATGAAGACGTTCACGCTTTGCCTTAACCAAGGCTTCAGCGATCATTGAATCGTACTGAAGATCGCTTGTCTTGTAACCCGCCCAGCTTTCTTTCTGCTTCACGGCACCTTCTGCCGCTAGATATTCCTTATACCAAGCGCTCTTGTAAGACGCTTCTTTTTGGGCATGATCCTTGCACAGGATCTCAAACGCTTCAGTTTCTTGTTCAATTTCACCAATCAAACGGACAAGCTCAGACTCAACTTCAACTTGACTGATTGGCGCAGTTCTAGTACTATTCATGTCGCTATTCTATCCGTTTCCATTCATCTCGTCAATAATAGACTGCAGTCGTTCAACTTCGCTACCCCAATCAACTTTTACTCCCGAAACGCCACGTTCCAGCAGGTCGTCTAAATGCTCTCTGCCGAGTTCGTCTTCAAGCCATCTCGCCCAAACCAGCGGGTTTTTAGACTGCTTCCAATGGCACGAAGCACACAACGCAACCGCATTCTTTTCATCAGTCCTAGTAGCCGAGATGGACCGACTGATTATGTGAGCGCACTGTATCTGCTTACCGTCATCTTTGTGAACCCCGCACCAGCGACAGCGAAACCCATCCCGAGTCCTCACAAGTAGGCTGTGTAGCTTTGTGGCTTTAGCTTTAGCCGCTGTCCCGTAATTGGCAGCCATCTCACAAAGGAATGTTTTGATTGATTGGGAAGAACCATCCACCGTCCTGATACTGATACCCTTGTGGCATATCGGGACGATGATTCACACCTGAATAGTGGAGAATTGCTGTCTCTCTCCACAAGTCTGGATTGTTTGGAATTGAGCCTCGATGCATCAAGCGCGCATGCCAAATTAATACATCGCCTTTCTTGGCGATAAACTTTTCAGTCGAAAGGTTGCCACGATGTAAGATGTCTTCAAACATGGGAGTAAGGAAGCGCTCCGAGTACTTAGGCCAGTTGGGATCATCTCGCTCATGAGGCTCTAACCTAGACTTTGTTGCATCTTGCGTAATAACCGGAAGAACATGACTACCCGGAACATACTCAAATGGGCCAGCATCTTCATGCACATCATCCAATGCAACCCACACAGCCAAGTAATGATCCTTATTCGTGTCAGGATTCAAATACCCGTCTTGATGCCAGTTCCGTTCTGTGGACTTCCAACCAGTCAAGTTCAAATGAATACCCATCTGATCCCCAATAAGATGCTCAAGGATATTATGCAATGGGGCATAAGTAGCGATGTTCATTAGGCTTTCTACCTGAAAGTAAGCACACTCGCCGGGGTAACCCAACGGACGGTCGTGGTTGACACGATTATGTTGAATCCAGTCTTGGCGGTATGCTTCAATCATGTCGTCAGGAATCAAAGAGTCAACGATTACAACACCGTTCTGACGCCACCCCTTCTGAATATTAGATAGGAACGCTTCGTTAACGTTCTCTCTATCTAGAAACGGGAGATCATTATTAGCGAACCCTCCAGATAGGCTGTTGATTTCGTCTAGTAAATCAGGATGCTCAGTCAGTGCTGAACCAAGAAGGTTCTGCAGGAGTTCCGTTTTTCCAGGCATTTCTTACCCTTTCTGCTTCGAGGAAATGCGACATTTTATTTGATGTGCTTTTTAAATGAAGGCCAAGCATTTCAGAAATTAAAGGTTCTGTAGTTATTCTACTATGGCATGGCCTACACACAGCCAGTAGATTTTCGTTAGCCAAAATGCTTCCGCCTTGTGACCTATTCACAAGTTCGTGAATGTCTTTACTTCTATTGTGCTTCACGAAAAGAGAATCACTTTTACCCGTCTGATAATCGTAAGAAGCCCACACCAAACAAGCTTCGCAATGCGGACGTTCGGAAAGAAGTTGCTGAACAATGCTTCGACGGCCCACATACTTTTCCGACATCTTATCAGAACGCTTCTTTAAAGGAGTTCTCTTCAACTGACTACTGCCACGCTTTAAAGGAGTGCGCTTTAAAGGCTTACCTCGCTTCATCTTGCACGCTTCACTAAGTTGTTAATCGTCTTGATGAGACGATTTGCACCAATCCTAACGTCAAACTTCTTAACACGCTTCCAATTAAGATCTGACACTTCTTGCCGATATTCCACATCCTTGTACTTCTCTAACAACTTTACGAAGTCCTTCGGGCTATGAGCAATCTCTCCAATCCCATGCTCTTCAGCAAGCTCCTCATACTGAGGAGACCAAGAAGCTACAAAAGGAACACCACCACAAGCATACTCAAGGCCCTTAATATAAGACTTTGCATGGTTGAACGGAATGTTCGTCAGAGGGACAATACCTACATCAAAAAGGAAACCCTTTTCTAGCTCATACGGAGGAAGGAAGGGGTGAGTAGTCACGCAACCTGCGCTTACCTTAATCTCCTTATGGAACAAAGGAATATGAGGTGCCTGCATGTGTCCAGTGTGATGCCACGTAGCAAACTTGCTAATATCTGCTGAATAAGGTTGAAGAAGCTCTAGATCTCCGCTTCGGTGAGCGGTAGAACCCATCCAACCCACAACTATCTTATTGGCTGTTTTTTCGTGGATGCGGCGGGTTGTGTACTTTGACCGATTGACATAGTTGCCATGCAGCATAGTGTTCTGGTTCCACTCCTTCATTTTGTCTTTAAGAAACGGAGTAGACGTAATGATCCCGTCACACTGCTCCAAAATGTTCTTGTACCACAAAACATTTTCAACCTTATTCAGTTCAGGGTCTGACGCCGACTTGGCCTGATTCTTATCACTAAGACCCCAGTACCAGTCGTCTACATCATTCAAAATGATCTGACCTGCAGCCTGCGCACGTTTCATATCAGGAAGCACCTGCATGTGCATGTAAC